ATAATAATCAGATGGATCAAGAATATTATTATCTTTTAATTCTTCCCAAAGGTGTCTTCTTACCTCGTACATTGCGTCTATTGAATAATCTGTCATTATAGAACCCCTCCAAATTCTTTTGCAAGAGCTGAATCAGCTTCCATTCTTACTGCATTAGGAGAAAAAGAATATTTAACTTTTTTTATAGATGCTGGTGCGCTTAAAGCTTTGGTTATCTTTGTGCCAAAAATTTGTTGAAAACCAGAATTTTTAATTGCTGAACTGACAAGCGGGCCAGAGAAATATCTTGAGTAAGCTAAATCAAATTGATTTCTTGCTGCGCTCCCTCCAGGGTTTTTAACCATTACTGATGCACCCTTAGGCATAAAAACAGTCATACCGTTCATCTCAAAAACAAGTCTTTCGGCTGACTGAGGACGTATTACGATAGGCATTCCTTTTTCCATTACTGAAGCTTTATTAGCAAATATATATTTTCTTTTTTGCTTTTTATTTTTTGAAGGAACTGGAGACTTTGACAACTTAAACTCGTAATTAATTTTAAAAGAAAGACCCAATCCTTCTGCTGAAGTAAGCTTAAACAATCTAGCTGTTGGTCTTCCAGCACGATTCCACTCGTATACGTGGTGTAGAGATTTTGGTTGTATTCTTGCTTTTGCATCTATATACTCACCAAACTCTTTGTTGATCTGATCAAACAAAGTCTTTTTAAACAAACGATGAAAGCCTTTATCCTTTTCTAGCTTTGCTAAAACATTTGCCTGATAATAAAATAAAGCTGAAACTTGTGCAACTGTACTATCTTTCAGAGGACCATTTTGTGGAACGCCAACCATCAGTCTTTCTAGACCGCTGGCTGCTTGCAATAATCCCACATTAGATTCCAATTTGCTGATTCTCCGATCTTTTTGCAGTACTGTTGTATCCAATAATTGTTCCAAAAGGATCCATTATTGGAGTTGAACCTATAATCTCAAAAACTGTTGGTGTGTCTGATGGATAATCTAATTCGGTCCATAAATAGTCTCCATTTTTATTTCTTATGTTTGTTATTTTTTGACGTAAGCTTAATTTTTCTAAAGTTCTAATCTGTAAGGTTTGTTCGTTTTTATATTTGCTATTCATGACTTGCTGATCGCCACTTCTAACAGAAACCGAATTACTGATTACCCCTTTTACATGGCAATCCATTGTAGAAGAATAATTCCATTCTCTTTTTATAGCTCCAGTGTTCTCGTCCTGAGAATCAGACTGTACATAAATATCCATCCTCATTGTAAGGACTGAGGTAACGATATCCATTTAAAATGCCACCATGCCATTTAGGACATATGGGGAAAGCAACTGATCTGCATAAAGATTTCCAGTTCCTCTGTGAGCATCTTCCATGTAGTCAAACTTCCAGTCAAATGTACTTATTGACTTCACATACTTGTTTCTCCAAGCAGTATCCTTTTCAAAGAACTGACCAATCAAAATAATGCAAGCTTCTTCTACGTTATCTGGAACAGATGACCATCCAAATCTTCCGCTTACTTTATATCTTGCATCCTTTTTAAATGCGCCTCTATACCCTATATCATTAATTGTTGGAGGAATTAATCCGTTAGCAGTATAAACAATGTTGTCTACTAGATCCTGCTTATTTACTCTAACTCCAAAACCAGATTCAGATATCATTGGCGAGTATATCCAATTGTTTACATCATTAATGTTATCTACTAGCAATACATCATTTTCATACAACTCATGGATCTCATGAACTTTAAATGGCATAGGCAATATGTCTGCCCCGTATCCATATACTATCTGAGTGTCATCATACAAATAGAAAAACTGGCTGGTATATATCTCTATCAGCTTTCTAGCATACTTTTCTGCCATTTGTATTTCATGGTATGTTTTATAATTTGCGTCTGAAGGATCTGTTCCAAGATTTAAATCTTCCCATACATCTGAAAGATTAGCATAAGGGGTTACCACATCTGTATAGTAAGTGTGGGCACCGTCATTGCCATCGACTGAATACGACCAAACTATTTTAAACTTTCTGTTTCTTAAACAGTGTTCTAGGGGAATAACAATTTGATATGTTCCAGCATCTGTCTCTAACTTTGTTGCCTCTAAAACCAGAATTGGTTGTTCTGGATTGACAGATGGGACAATAGTGCTATCCTCTGTTATATCATAAACTGTTGCAATAACGTCATCGTTATCTGCATCAACTATTTCACCGCCCCAAAAAATTTTGGTCTTTATTGGAGCTGTTTGGTCTTTATAGATCTCAGCCATTTATATTTGCTTAGCCGTAGAACTCCTGTACTTCTTTAGGCGTTGCTAAACGGAAGCCCCCCTCTTTATCAAAGATTTTTTGAGCACTGTCTTCTGGCATTGCAACGAATGGGTGATCTTTTGTGAAAGTGTATCCCATAATATCATAACGCATGTTTGCTCTTGTCATTCTTACTAATACTGAATCTGATGGCATATCTGCCTTAGGATTAAACTTTGGCAAAATCTCAATCTCCTCTGTATTTTCAGCAACATCTTTAAGTGTTGCTTTGTATACGTCCCATGTGACGCCTTCTTCAGCCATTGCTGCGATAATGTCCTGCTTGTTCTTTAAGCCCTCCGTGTCAACAGCAAATTCTGTTGCAATAGATTTTAGCTCCGATACCTTTAGTTTGTCAAATGACATTTTTTCTCCTTACTCTAGGTATATTAATTATAGCATTAACAAATTAAAATGAAAAGCCCCCTAATTAAATTAGGGGGCCTCCAATGGTTATCTTAAATTAATTAAGAAGCAACCTTGACGTTCTTAACAACAACCCAAGCGTCTGCTTGCTCGATCTGAACACCAACACGAGTATACATTGTGTACTCGATTGAGTCCTTGCGAGGCCAGAAGAAGCGGTATACAGTTACGTCACGCTTGATACCAATAACTACGTTATTTGGGAATGTCAAGTGGATATCACCGTGTGAGCCTGCTGCTCCATCGTAATCGCCGTCCTGAGTTTCAGGAAGAAGTGGAACTTCTACAATTGGAATACCGAATGCATATGGTGCAACGTATCCTGCTGGACCACCAAGAACAGGAACATCACCACGGATGATGCCAGAAGCAATATCCTGTGGGTTAACGAAGTTCTCTGATGTAGAGGTCTTATATAAGTAATCCTGGATCAAGTTTGAACCAGAAAGGAAGCGAAGGTCTGTACGACGCTGCTTGTACTTACGTGGAAGTGCCTTCAAAGCAGAATTGAATACTGCACGAGAAATTGCTGCACCCTCTGCGTCAACAACGTGACCATAGGACTTAGCCTTCTTTACAGCACCGTCAAAAGACTTGTAAAGTGCATCACCTGTAAGTGACTCGTCACCGTTAAGGATAACATCTTCGATGTCATTTCCTGCCTGTGTAGCCATCATACGTGCGATGTGATCTTCGAGATCTGCACCTTCGATGTTGTCTTCTAGAGATTCTGTTGATAGCTCCCAATCCATGCGAAGCTTCTTTGTTGTAAGAGAGATCTTTGAGAAAGTAACTGCGCTATTTGCAGCAGTGTTCTCGCCTTCAGATGCAAGCTTTACAAGCTTCTCTCCGATAGACATACGATCAATCTCTGTTGTATCAGCTTTCATTCGGACTGTACGTGCAACCTTACCAATTACGGTAGCGTCGAACATATAGTCTAGGAATCTAGCTGACTGTTCTGGGTTAAGGAGACCACCATTTCCGTTTTCGGAAGCTGTGTGAACGCCTGAACCACCTGTTGATGAGCCGAAGCCTGTTGACACTGTTGTGCCAGCTGCTGCAGCCTTTTCTAACAATTCATTACTCATTTATTTTTCACCTACCCTATTAGTTGAAGATTTCATTTACGGAACCGAGGAAAGCACCGTGCCATTTTGAATTTGATTTTGTTACTACCTCTGATCGGCCAAGATCCGAGGACTTCTTAATTGCGGTATCGCTTTCTACGGCGTCTACTCGCTTTTGAACACCATCGATGGTGCCCTTTATTTCTGTCACAGCTGCACTGAGTGCAGTGTGCTTGTCTGCCAATTCTGTGATCTGGGCATTTACGCTCTTGCTAAAGCTCTCTACTGTTTCTTTGATTTCTGAAACTTGAGCTGCATTTGCTTCTGTTGCCTTGACCAATGTCTCTGAGAAAAAGCCTTTGAGTTCGCCTAACATCTTTGCAAAATCAGGTTGTTCAACCTCTTCTGGTGTTTCGGCTGCTTTTTCAACGGAGTCGGCAGGAGTTGCTTCTGTTTCCACAGAAACTTCATCAGACTTCTCAAGATCTGCTACTGCTTCGGACTGTGTGTCTTCAGCATCGGCAGGAATTGAATCAACAACTGCTTCTGCAGCTGGTGCATCTGATTCTGGTAGAGCTGTTTCAATTGGAGCTTCGACTACTGCCTCAGCTTCTTTATTAACGTTAAGCTTTTCCATCTCATTACCTCCTTCTACGCTTGCCTGTTTTGCTATTTGTGTTTCAGGCAACGGTAATCTTGACTTCTGAAATGAAGCAAGAATCTTATCTATTTCTTTCGCTTTGTTTATATCTGAGCTTTCTACCCAACCAATGAGTGAAGCTGACTTGCCAGTGACTGGTGAGTTAAAAGTTTTTTCTGTTGAGATAAAAATTGAATCACTGTCTTCGCAATAAAAAATGTTTTCTGTAATAACTTCTGCAGCCATACCTTTAAATACTAGCTGTCCGTTTGATTTAGATATTGAAAGAACATTGCAAAGTTGGTTTGCTGGAGAATCAACAATTGATAATTCAATGAGCTCATAGTTTTTAATGAATCTAACTTGCTCTCCTGTTGACTTGTTCATTTCGTTATCTGCTTCTAAAATCTTTCCGCCGATTGAAAATCCAGATAGAGTGCCGTCAAGAACTTTTTCCCAAGTATCTTGTGCTCCCTTTGAAACATATACATCTACGTATACGCCATTGTAAAACTCTTTTGTATTTTGATCGTAGTATGTCTCTGGTCTAAATGAAATCATTTTGCCGACAGCTGTTGCGCTGTGCATCTCACGGATGTTTCCTCTAAAGCCTTCAAATGCTTTAATGCTAGCTTCTGCCAGCACGACATCTCCAGTCTGGTCAACATTGTCTAATGTTGCAAAACCAGATACTGTTCTCTTTTCTTTATTGACCTTAGCAAATGGGACAGATAAATAAAGGTTGTCACCATTACTAGACCAGTTGGCCTTTTCAATGTTCATATGCTTAATTTTATACGCTTATTTACTATAACGCAAATAGCAGTTGAGTAAACCTATTTGACTTTAGGTCCGTCCCCTTTGGAATTCCTTCCTTCTCCAGTTTTATCTGGGGCATTATTGGCCCTGACTCGATCACGAGTTCTAGTTTTTCCAGCCTTGGCCTGCTGATCCGCCACCTGCTGAGGCTTTAATTCAACAGGCTCATCGCCACCATCAATAGGAACCATGCCCTTACGAATTCTTACTTCGTTTGGAACAATTACCTTCATTCTCAAATAAATTTCATCTATTCTGCTTTGAGTCTCTTCGTCAGTAAGGCTAAGCTCATTGAATTTTAATTCAACTACATCTGTCTTTTCTGAAATTAAATAATTTAACTTCTTTTCAAGCCTATCTTGAGCTGGCCTGCAAACCTGCTCTTTAAATGTTTTGTCTGCATCTCTAGCATTGGCAAGTGATGCTCCTTCTGGCAAACCAATTTTATTTATTGGAACACGGTGCGCTAAAAGTATTTCATCTCTATTGTTTTTACGATAAACATTAAATGATGACTCTTGCTCGCCCGCCTCAATTGGCTCCATCTTAAATTCCACTTTGCTGTCTGGGCTATCTGCAGGCAACGGAATATAAAGCGACCTATGGTTCTTTCCTTTTAATCCCACTTGGAAAAATTCAAGAAGCTTGCGCTCAGCCTCTGGGGAAAGTTTTGCTCCCTTGACTGTAATAATATATCTTGGAACCGCTTTATTTTCAAAATAATCTAGGTTATATCTTCCAGCAAATTCATTTCCAGCTAGAGCCTGTTGTGCTGCAATGATATCTGGAACACCATAATAGTTATTCATTGGAGTGTATTTCTTTAAATGAATAATCTCGTTTGGTCTATCTTCTACTCCAGCAATTGGGTTAGGCGTGTCCATGTCGCCGAAATTTCTAAAGAATACAGCCTTGCCATAAAGCAATTGAATAAAACCATCACGGAGTCGACGAACACGCATAGTCTTTGCTGGAATGTGTCCTATATAGCCGATATCCCCTGCAGTAGTTCTTCCGATTTCAATATAACCGTTTCCTGTTGCTTCTAGATCTGTATAGACCTTAATTAATGTTTCGGTAAAAGACTCTTCCTCGTTACAATCTTCGAGCCATCTATCCAAACCAGTCTTGATTCTATTAATTTTTGCTCTTGCTCTTTCAAGCTGTTTTTCATCTTCAATCTCATCAAGAGCATCTTTAGCTTTTGAGGTTTCAACAAACTGATACCCCAATCCTACAATGTTAGAAACTTTTGCATTTACTGCAGCATAATTATATGTTGAGATTTCATAAACCTGTGATAAATAATCTAAATTGTAAACTGGCTGCACAAGATCAAATAGGGCATATCCGCTTATTGCTTGTTGCAATAAATTTTGTTGAGTTGCTGCTCCGTTTACTCCAGTGAAAGCTTTTGAGAATTCACGCCCTAGTTTACGTCTAAATGTTGGTCCAAGCCCACGTAGCTTTTTAACATCTTCTAGGCCAACAGAGAATGGGTCGTCATGCTCTTTTTCTTTTTTAAAAGAAAACCAATCTGCTGTGTTTGATATCTCTATAGTGTTTGAGTTATCTGAATAATCGTCTTCTACAAATTCTGCTCTCATTGCACTTTACCATTCCTTAAAACTGAATCTTTGTAAACACCAATATCTAAAGGATCTGGTGTTAGTCCCCATTCAAGTCTTTGCTTTTGATGTTCAAACTCTTCGTCATCGATTTTTCGTCTTCCCGCCAAAAACTTAGGCCCGCCCTCATATATACCATACGAGCGAACTTCTCTAGCCAAAGCATCAATTCTAGATCTGTTTCCTTTTTTGGACGTGATCGAAAGAAAATTCCCATCATCGTCTCCTATCCAACGTCCGTCAGGCATTTCCCACACATATATGCCTAGAGTGGTTTCTTCTATGTACCTTGACTTTTTGTTTAAAATTTCCATATTACACCTATTCTACCATTAAAAGTAATTTAAGTCCATATTCTGTCATCAGATATGACAAAAAATTAAATATTTGTCCCAGATGGTTCAAATTCTACAATGTAGAATGAAGTTGAGTCTTGGCCAGAGTCCAGCTCGCTTAGGGAAATTGAGGTATCTGAGACCGATGTGCTGTACCTGTCTGTGATAAGAAGGTAGTGGTCATGAATTTCTTCGTCAGTTAGCTGATCAGCATATATTGCTATATTTGAATACATATTAGCCCCCCCAGAAATAGTGTCATCCTGGTTTTGGTTAAATTTAAGATTACTTCCAGGGTTGTCTCCTAGAGAGATTACAACATGGTATGGATACCCAGGTAAGAAATGGTCTGAAATATTAGTGTCTAGGGTGACGTCTATGGCATTGACGTGTACGCTATTTATATTATTTAGAATTGGAGTACCGTCTGCGTCCCAGCCGTACTCTGAGTTTTCAGTGGACAACAGGATATTTTCTCCGCCATCTGGTGTAAAGATGAGCTCAATTGTTTTCATTTCATCAGAATAGTCTATTGAAAACCCGTGTCCGTCTAACATCGATAGACCTTGCATTTTGCAATAAGATAAATTTAAATGATTTTCATGGGCTATGCCGTAATCATAATCAGAATATACACGGTAGCCAGAGTT